AGTTCGAGCTGCCCAGTATCGGCCAGCTTCGGATCCGGGCTGAGGGTCGTCTGGTGCATAGTAACCAATCCTCGCTGCGGCCCGAGCGAGTACGTTGTCTGCAACGCTCACTTCATCACCTCGGTAGTCTGGGAGACGTGAATCTCCTTGTCTTCCATAGGATCAGTGCCGATGTGGGCCTGCGGAGCAAGCGCCTCCTCGGGAATGTCTTCGTGACTGATCATTGTTATCCCTTCGAACCAAGCCTTGCTCGCCTGGCTCTGTTGAGTTCCCTGTTCCGTTCCATAATCTCGGACTGGGACATCTTCTTATCGGGCTGGTTCTTTTGGTTGCATATCCGAATGAGTGTGAGTAGTCGGTTGATATGCCATGTCTCACACTCGAAGGGGATCTGGCAAGCGATCATCCAGTAGTAGATGAGCTCGGATGAGGTGTACTCTCCAGATCCGGAACCACCTCCGGTATCACGGACTGTTGTGGCCGTCATCGTGTCGGCCATGTAGGCGCTAATACGATCGACCTCGGATGGGGGGATCCTATCCAGGAGCGACGGGTCATACTCTTCATCAGTGATCATACACTTGATGTAAAGAGCCATCTCCTCAGCGGTGACTTTGTCGTTACCGATGAGGTGTTTATGGGTAATTGACTCCCATTTTGACAACGCGACCAGATTGTGCTCCAGGTGCAGGACTCCGCCAGGCATGGAGACAAAAGTGCCTGTCTCCTCATCGAACCCGTCGAGATCCGGGATAGAAACTATAAGCATTGCAGGCACCGAGGGCCCAGGAGTCTAGGTCTCTGAGCCCCCGGTGTGGTATATCAGCCTGCGAAGTGAGCCTTGATCTCGTCAGGCAGAAGGAGCTTGGGCTCGGTGGCCTGAGCTCCACCCTGACCAGCATCGGAGCCGAACAGCTTGGCCTCGAGGGCCTTCAGCTTGGTGGCGTCGACGTCGAGAGACGAGATGGTCAGCAGCGAGGTGGGCTTGGCGCCAGTCACCGTGACAGGGGTGGTGGACAGCTCCCAGGAGAAGGAGATCGCCTCGGGAGAGTCGTTGACAGTCTTGTATCCCTTCTCGGAAGGAGAAGCCTTGCAGCCGTACAGGACGTGTAGCTTGTAGCCCTTTTCCTGACCAGCCACGTCATCACCGATCTTGGTGCGGTAGACGAGACCGAAAGCCAGTCGGTCCTGCTGACCGATCTTGACGCCCTTCGTCAGTGTGGTGGAACCGTCGCACTGCTCGAACTCGTCGGGGTAGGTGTAGGCCTCGATGGTGGCCTTCAGCTTCTCAGCCGAGAGCATCGAGAGGTACAGAATGTTGTCGGCGTAGAGGTCGGTAGCCTCAGCGCCCTCGGGCTTCTCGGAGATGGCGGTGATACCATTCCAAGCAACGCCCTTGCCGTAGGTCTTCTGAGTCGTGTCGTACACATACAGTGCGCAGTGGTCAACACCAGTCTCAATACGGCGCTCACCAGTCTTGTCCCAGACAAGTGCAGCCATGTTAACTCCTAATAGTAGACGTCGAAGATGTCGTGATAGAGGTTGTCCGCTACGAGTCGAGACTCATGGCGGCTGAACAAAAGGTCCT